ATAGGGAAGACGAGTATGGCAAAGAAAACAGTTACGGTTGAGCTTGACAAGGCAAGAAACCGTAGGTACGGCATGAACGCACTGGTGAAGGTCGAGGAGTTGACAGGAATGCCAATAACGAAGCTTGACCTGGAAAACATGTCGATGAAAGACCTTCGTACAATCCTGTACGCAGGGTTATGCCACGAAGACAACGAACTGACACCCGAGAAGGTGGGAGAACTTATAGACGATTATTCGGATATAGGGACGATAGCACAGAAGCTTGGTGAAGCGTTCACTGTTGCGTTCGGGAGCAAAGAAAAAAACTGAACACCCCAGTCTCGGATAATGGCTGGGGCATAAACGATTATTATCTGTTTGCCATACGGAGTCTTGGACTCGATCCGATAGCCGCTTGGGATTATACACCGTTTGAAGTAAGCCTGATTGCCGATAACTATGCGTTTAAGGCGAAGGAAAAACTAAAGGCGGAAATAACCCAAGCGTACTATACGGAATACTTTGCACGGCAAAAAAAGCTACCGCGTCTCAACAAAGTGCTCAGGGAAATAGACAATCCTTCGAAGAAAAAAACACGCGGAGATATGGTGCTGTTGGCGATGGCAAGAGAAAAGGGCGTTTTCCTTTAGGAAAAAAGTTGGCATAAAAACTTGACAAAAATAAGGGGGTGAGACTTTGGCAGTAATTCGAAATTTAGTAGTAAAAATCGGAGCTGACATTTCGGGTTTAAGTAAAGGACTAAAAACAGCACAGACGAAGTTGCAGAAACTGAGTTCGAGTCTCACCGGGATAGGCACGTCATTAACAATGAAAGTGACGATGCCACTTGTTATGTTAGCAAAACAAGCACTAAAGACAAGTGGTGAGTTCGAACAATCAATGGCGAACGCGGCATCTGTATCGGGCGCAACCGGCGAAGAGTTGCAAAAAATGACCGATGTTGCTCGCGAGATGGGCAAGACAACGGTGTTTAGCGCAAGCGAAGCGGCGGATGCTATGTACTATATGGCATCAGCGGGCTACAAAGCCGAACAGATGGCAGAAGCTATTCAGCCAATACTGAATTTGGCATCAGCAACACAGAATGACTTGGCGTACACGACAGATACCGTCATCGCAACGCTAAACCAGTTTCAACTGGAATCAAGTGAAGCGGAGCGAGTATCAAATGTATTCGCGGCGGCAATCGGCTATTCGCAAGCAACGCTAGAAAAGCTTGGAAATTCGATGGCATACGTAGGACCCGTAGCGAACAGCTTAGGTTGGAGCCTTGAAGAAACAACAGGTGCACTGTCTGTATTGTATAACGCGGGCTATGATGGAAGCATGGCGGGTACATCGTTAAGGCAATCACTTGTTGCGCTTATGAATCCGTCGACTAGTGCTAAAAAAATATTCGAGGAACTGGGGTTGCAATTGAAAGACCTCGACCCGACGACCAATAGTTTTGCGGATATAGTTGATAGACTGCGCGAATCAGGCTTAACGACCGCTCAGGCTATGGAAGTGTTCGGCGCGCGAGCAGGTCCCGGAATGATGGCACTGTTAGCGCAAGGTGGCGATGCAATTCGAGAAAACACTGAAGCAATAACAGAAACAAACTCGGCAACGGAGATGGCGGCAAAGCAGGTTAATACCATGCAAGGCTCCGCAAAATTGATGAAGTCGATGATGGAAGAGGTAGCTATTTCGATAGGTGACATACTAATCCCAATGATGCGCGAACTCATGGAAAAATACATGATGCCGCTATTGGAAAAGTTTCAGGGATTAGCAACAGTGTCAAAGGAACTTGTAGTCAAAATAGCTATGGTGGCGGCGGCAATAGGACCCGCTTTCCTTGCGCTTGGCAAAATTGTCAAGGTGGGAAGTAAAGTGGTGAAGCTGATAAGCATGTGCGCATCACCAATAGGACTTCTGATAGTTGCGGTAATAGCACTCGGTGCGGCATTCCTTTATTTGTTCAAGACGAATGAAGATTTCCGAGCAAAGGTGCTGAAGCTGTGGAACAAAGTCAAAAGCGGGATAATCAAAGCACTTAGCGCGATAAAGGCTTGGTGGGACACTAACGGCGAAATGGTTTTACAGTCAGTAAAAGCCGTTTTTCAAAAAATGGCGGATGTGATTGTGTTCGTAGTCGGAGTTATTGTCTCTCTGGTGCAAAAGTTTGTCTCTAGCATTCTATATCTGTGGGAGAACAATAAGGAATTCCGTGACGCTGTCGTTCAGATATGGAACGGAATAAAGCAGGCGATTGTGTCGGCAATATCGTTCATAGTCGCATGGTGGGAAGCAAACGGAGCGCGGCTGTGGGAGAGCGTGAAAACCATTTTCAATACCATATGGGACGTAATAGTTTTGGTGCTCGACCAAATCATCAAAAGCGTTACCGTTTTTCTTGGATACCTCACACCGATATGGGAGCAAGTTAAGTCGGTTTTTGCGTCATTATGGAATTTGATGCAGGAACTCTGGGTGCTACTAGAACCACTTTTGAAAGTGGTCGGTGCTGCCTTAGCCACACTTTTGGGTGCGGCGATAGGCTGTTTCAACGGCATAATTCAGGCTCTTGGTCCCTTGATTCAAGCTTCGCTCGACGTGCTACAAATTGTCATTGACGTAGTCGGAGCAATCGTTTGTTTGCTTACTGGCGACCTAGATGGGGCGTGGGAGCACATGAAGAGCGCGGGTGATTCAGTCAAAAGCTTCTTCTCGCATATGTGGGAAGCAATGAAAAACTTCGCAAAAGGGTTTGTCGATGCATTTCTCGGTTTTTTCAGCAGTTTTGGTGTCGATTTTGTCGCCGAAGCGAAGCGGATTTGCGAGGTTGTTGGCAATTGGTTTACGAACTTATGGTCAGGAATCAAGAACGGTGCCGTCAACATTTGGGATGCGATAACAGGTATATTTGGCAAAATCGGCGACTGGTTTAGCAATCTGTTCAAGCGGGCATACGATTGGGGTAAAAACCTAATTCAGTGCATAGTAAACGGTATCAACGATGCTATAGAATGGGTTGGTGACAGCATCAAAAGCGTGGGACAGAAAATCAAAGATTTTCTTGGTTTCAGTTCTCCGACTAAAAAGGGACCCGGACACACGGCGGATGAATGGATGCCCAACATGATGGATATGTTCGCAGATGGCATCAAGACAAATTTGCCTGATATAGAAACGGCAGTAGATATGACGGCAATGACTTTGGCAAATCTTGGAGGTGTTAACGTCCCGCAAAAGGACGAAGCAGGAATGCTGAATAGTATGCTTGGCGCAATAAGTATGATGCAGAGCACAAACAGGGGAAGCAACGAACCCGTTGAACTATCGATAGACGGACAAGTATTCGCAAGGGTTATCCTGCCGAGTTTAACAAAGGAATTCAAGCGAAATGGCATAGTGTTGGAGGGCATATAAATGGACTTTTTTAGAATAAACAGTAAGTCATTATCACGCAACCCGACCGAAATAACACAGTCGAAATTCAAAATACAAAAGACGGATAGAACCATAGACGGCACCTAGTAGCGGACATAATTGCTGTAAAAAACAAGGTGTCGTTTACATGGGACTACTTAACGACTAGCGACCTAAAAAAACTGGTAGACGAAGTGAACGGCGATGCTTTTCCTGTGGTGGAATATCAGGACACCGAAAGCGGAGCACTGCGAAGCATAACCGGACATGCGGGCGAAATCAGCTACACGCCGTATTATGACGGAAGGATGATGACTGTTCTATGGAAGGAAGTCAGCGTATCGTTCGAAGAGAGGTAGTAAATGAGCTATGCAGATAATCCAAGACACGTACTAGGGAAGGTAAATATCATTTTCGCGGATAGCGAACTGTCAATGGACTTGTCGGTGGAGACATCAGGAAACGGAGAAATATCAAACCCTGAACAGGTGTATGGGAGTTTCCTCACGCCCACGATAAAAGCCTGTACGATGGATGGTAATTCCACAATTGGCGGCGGCTATCAAATGAACGGTGCTGGTTTGATTACCGGATGGTGGTCAGATGTTCATTGTGACGAAAACGGAGTGTTCGCCAATCCACCGTGGATAAAGCTAAATTTCATAGAACGACCGATGATTCGGTGGACGTTACTGGGAGATAACAAATTGGGGCAATATCCGATAGATTTTGACATCAGTTTGTATCAAGGGAATAGGCTAGTGGACACTCGACCGATACGCGGAAACAACAAGGTCGGTGTCCAAATCTATTATGCGGTACCGCTTGTTGGCATCACTTCCGTCAAGATAACGATATTGAAGTGGAGCGCACCTAACGCAAAGGCAAAACTATTACAATTTTTCGACATAGTCGAAGAGGAGTACACCGGAGCAGACCTGAAAGAATTTGAAATTCTAGAGGAACTATGCAAGGACGGAGACATCGGCTTTGGAATAAACAGCGATACAGCGTCCTTTACGCTGTACAACAAAAACAGAAAATTCGACCGAGGGTACCTGAAATCTTTGGTGTTGCTCGGAAGGAAAGTGGTGCCGTTTATCGGAGTAGAAAAAGCGGATGGAAGCATTGAATACACAAAATTTGGTACGTTTTATTCAGATGACTGGAATGTACCACAAAGCGATGTATGGGTGAAGTTGAAGTGTGTTGACAAGCTAGACCGTCTTCAACGAATAACGTATATCGGTTATCCTTACACGGATATGGCTAATCTATACGACATAGCTGAAGACATTCTCCTAAAAAGCGGTTTCAAGCAAAACGAATTCAGTATAGACGAAGCGTTGAAACAGGATTACGTTGACAGGGCATTTTTGCAGAAGGGGACAAGTTGGGACAGCTTGCAAGCAGTTTGCTATGCGGGGTTGTGCAATGCGTACCTTGACAGAAACGATGTTCTGACGATACAGAAAGAAAAAGTTAGGGAAACAGGTGTTCTAATCGGTGCAAACAAGATAAAAAGCTACGAAAAGCATACGCGGAACACGGATTTCTGCAACTATGTTGAAGTAGCGTACACCGACGTGGAAGTGACTACAACGCAGATAACGGCATACGAAGGATATGTCAGCATAGACGCGGGAGAGCAGAAAACGCTCGTGGTTGACTATGGTGGACTAATAACCGATGCCGCAATTAGCTTCCTTCCAAGTGCGGGTATAGAACTGCTTGATTTCGAGAGCGGCGTAAACAGCGGCAGATTTGTGTTGAAAAACCACAATGCTTCGGCGGTGGTGACTACGGTGAAAATACAAGGAATGTCGATGAGTATATCAACGCAAACGGTTGTGGCTTCCGATGAAAAAAGCATCGAAGCGTGGGGAAAGCAAGAATACATTTACGAAAGCAGTGACCTGATTCAAAGCTATGAAAAAGCGCAGGAAATTGCTGAACTGATTTTGAACAGGCTCGCGCAGGGCAACGGCAACGTGCGAATCACGTGGCGCGGAGACCCTTCGCTAGGGCTTCAAGACACATTTATTACAAGCGACCGATTCGGCGCGAAGGACAAGTGTGTAAACGAATATAACCGTTACAAATTTAACGGTGGATTAGAGCAAGAAACAAGAGGGAGGTTAATTGATGGCAACGTGGAGTGAACCAAGAAGCAACTATGGCATTCAAGACGAAGTGAAGCCCGAAATATTTAACAACCTCGCTGAGAACGAAAAGTATTTGAAGGAAACACAGGACACCAAGATTACTTCGGCGCAGGTACAGGATGCAACGATAGCAAGCGTGGTGTATGGAAGCAGAACGAATATATCGGCGAGCGAAACGCTGAAAGTCGGCTTCGGCAAAGTAAGAAAATGGTTTGCCGATTTGAAGGCACTAGCTTTCAAAGATGCAATTACTGAAGCGGATATCAGCGGGACAATAAGCGGTGGAAAAATCAACGGTGCCGTAGCACTGGCTACAAAAGCAACGCAGTTAGAAACTAGCAGAAGCATTGGCTTATCGGGTGTTACTGCAACGGCGCGGTCGTTTAACGGAACCTCAGCGATTACAATCCCGATAACCGCTGTCCCCGCAAGTCTGCTGACGGGAACAATAACACTGGATTCGACAGGTAATGCTGCCACTGCGACTAAACTGAAAACAGCGCGTTCATTTGCGCTGTCGGGTGTAACTGCACAGGCGGTCAATTTCGATGGAAGCGGAAATGTGACATTGGTGATAACAGGTGTACCGGCAACACTGTTGACTGGCACAGCAAGCATTCCTACGAGTGGAAATGCGGGTAGTGCGACTAAGTTGCAGACGGCAAGAACAATTGGACTAAGCGGAGTTACGGCTACAGCACAAAGCTTTAATGGTACAGCGAATATAACCATTCCGATAACGGCAATTCCAGTAAGCTTGCTGACAGGAACACTCGACAGAGGAAGATTGCCTGTTGCAACAGCAACGGCGGTTGGAGCAGTAAAGGGCGGCTCGAACGTAACGGTCGCGGCAGATGGGACAATGACAGCAACCTTCTCAGGAACTGGTGTAACGGTAACAGCACGTGCCGGACTTGGCAATTTGACAAACCTAGATGATGTGTTGAACTACATATCGAACGTATTTCTGGGCAGTCAGGCGGTTACAAAGATTAAGGCAGGTACCTTTGATACTACGAGTTAAGGGAGGGAATATGGCAAATATTAAGGTTATTCGCGGCGATACGCTGAACATCGCCGTCGTGAACATTTTGATAGAAATGGACGATGGCTCATTCTATCCCATAACCAGCGAAGACAAATTCACTTTTTCTATTTGCATGCCAAGAAACAAGCCGATTTTACAACGGCGATTCCCTGATGGAATGCAACTTGTCAATGGCAGGGATTTGCTGATGACCTTCTCGCCGGAGGAGACAGAAACGCTGAAATGCCTGAGCTATGACTATGACTGCAAGTTCGATTACAAAGGAAAGGGAGAAGACATTCACACAATCGCTAGGGGCGAAGTGCAAGTGTACGAATCGGCTACAAAATTAGCAGGAGGTAGCGCATGAATGACAAGGTCATACGGATAGAAGCTGAGGTAGGGCAATTCAGCAGGGTAACAAGGAATTACAGTGGTCTCGAAAACGATGCAACGGTAGTAGCAATCGACAACACTAAAAGCACAATAGAGGTGCAACTGAAATCTCATCAATACGGAAGCAAACTAGAGTTTCCGAACGTGGGCAATTCGGCGGTCGTTTATTTGGACAGAGCGGCGAATAAAGCATATAGGTGGGATGAAAACAATTTGAAGTACTACTGCGTGGGCAGTAACTATGAGGACATAAAAATCATTAACGGAGGAACAGCAAATGAGTAATTTTACTTTGGAAAGCAGAATTCAAATAAGGAACGATATTGCGGCGAATTGGGTAACTGAAAACCCGATATTGCTGAAAGGTGAAATAGGTATCGAAAACGATACGAGAAAGTTCAAAATCGGCGATGGCTCCACGACGTGGAATTCGTTGAAGTATGCCAGTGCGCATGAGGTACAAATCAACACGGTCGATCCGACCAATGCAGACGTGGACTACGACATAGGCTCGTTTTGGATAAATACCACTGCTAAAACAATATTCACACTGATCGCAAAGACCTCAACCGCGATTTGGAAGAGACTGATTACGGCTGAAGAAATTACTGTCGTAGCAGAAGCGCAAGTGGCACAGAAGTTAAAAACGGCTAGGACTATTGGTATCACAGGAGACGGTACTGGCTCAACCAGTTTTGATGGTAGCGCGAACGCATCCATAACTTTGGTGCTGAAGAACAGTGGTGTTGTTGCGGGAACGTACACAAAATTGACGGTTGATGCAAAGGGTATTATTACAGCGGCTGAACAGCTTGCGGCGGCGGACATTCCTGAATTGACTCTCGCAAAGATAACCGATGCGGGAACAGCGGCTAGTAAAAATGTTGGCACCGGAATAGGAAACGTGGTTGAGGTGTTGGAAAACGGAAAAATCGATGAAAACCTTTTGCCCGCTATAGCAATATCAGAAACGTTCGAGGTGGCAAGTCAAACGGAAATGCTTGCTCTAAACGCACAGACCGGCGACGTTGCGGTGAGAACAGATGAAAACAAGTGCTACATTTTGAAGCAGAAACCATCAAGCACCCTTGCTAACTGGATATTACTTCGCACCCCGACTGACCTAGTGTTGTCGGTAAACGGCAAAACTGGTGCGGTTGTGCTCACAACCTCAGATGTATCGGAAGGGACAAATCTCTACTATACAGAAGCAAGAGCAACAGCGAACTTTAATGCCAATTTTGCGTCCAAGAGTTCGGGCGGGCTGTCTGATGGCTCAACACTTATACATTCGACGGATACGGTGATACTGAACGGCGGCAATGCATAAGGGGGTGGACTATGTCAACCTTCACGATAAAGGCTAAACAACAGCAAAGAATTGACACGGCGGCGAACTGGGTAACAAAGAACCCAGTTCTGCTTGTCGGCGAGCTTGGCATTGAAAGCGACACTGGGAAAATAAAGGTTGGTAATGGTGTTGCGGTGTGGAATTCACTTGCATATATCGGAATAACAACGGAGTACCTTGAAGCGAATTATGTCAAAAAGACTGGCACTGCGGCAAGTGCAACAAAACTAGCAACAGCACGGAGCATTGGTCTTTCGGGCGTTACGGCAACAGCGAAGAATTTCGATGGGACAGCGGCAATCGTAATACCAATTACTGCGGTACCCGCAACGCTTCTTACCGGAACAGCAAGCATACCGACAACTGGAAATGCAGGTAGCGCAACAAAATTGCAAACAGCTAGAACAATTGGTTTGTCGGGAGTAACGGCAACAGCGCAGAGTTTTAATGGCACGGCAAATATAGTTATTCCTATAACGGCAGTACCTACAAGTTTGCTTAGCGGGAATATAGATGCAAGCCGTATAACGGTAGCGGCAAACGCTAATCTAGGTAACAACACTAATTTGGCATCTGTACTGACATACATAGCGAACGTATTTGCAGGAAGCCAGTCGGTGACAAAGATTAAAGCGGGCACGTTTGACACAACCACATAAGGAGGTAAACACATGGGATACAGTAAAAACGGACAAGACTTTGTTAACTCATTGTGTGAGGTTGCTTATGGCAACACTTCGAACGATAAGAGGGCACGTGCGGATATCAATACGTCAAGGTTTTGGTTTGGCGGAGCGAACAGGGCAACGAATTATCCCGATGCGCAGTTTATTTCGTATGTAAGTGGATATCGATATAGTTCGGAGGCACTCGGTGGAAAGTTCGGAGGGTGGCCGACATTTCAAAGGAAGGAATACCAGATATCAGCAAAAGGGTACAGACCATACAGCAAAACACGTTACACTCAAAACACAAGTGGAAACCTATATCTGAAGGTGGCGGCTAATGGCTCTGTTTTTGTGACAAATAGCATTACGGCAACTAGTGGAACTACAATCTTGGACAGTTCCGTACAGGCGAAATACTGTTTTGTTTGCATGTGCGGTGGAGGCGGCGGCGGTGGTGGTTCTACCGTAGTTGCATCAGCAGGTGGTGGCGGTGGAGCAGGATATGCTTGGGCACTCTTGCAACTGACCAAATTCATATCCATATACATTGGTGCATCTGGCAGTGGCGGTGGAGGAACGCAGAATGGAAGTTGGGGAACTGATACCTCGGTTAATTACTACGAAAGCGCGACTGCATATAGGAATGGTGGTGCGATACTGGACGGATTAACCTGCTATGCAGGCGAGTCCGGATTAGGCGGCGGTAGCGGTGGTACTGGTGGCGCAGGCAAAGGCACAAACGGGCCAACCACTGGAACATATATTTATGCTTTCAAAGTGAAATCTGGTGCAAGCGGTGGAACGCGCAATAACGGAGGTGGAACAAGTTCCGTGAATTTTACAAACTATACACCCGAAGCAGAAACTATAACCTACTTTACTGGCGGTGGCGGTGCATCTGGTGGCTCTTCTGGCGGAGGCGGCGGAGGTGGCTCGCCCTTAGGTCAAGGAGGTAGCGGCGGTAATAAAGGTGGTGGCGGCGCAGGTACACTTGGCTCTGGTGGCGGAGGTGCAGGTTATAAGGCATTCACAACCCAGTCTGGTGGTGCTGGCGGGCCAGGCTATATCAACATTATGTATTAGGAGAAAACAATGGCAATTTTGATGAACGAAACAAACAACTATTACAAGATAGAGTTCGATGAGTGCAAAATCATGGGACTTTCGGTGTATGTAGTATTTTCAGTATATCAGACCGCCGAAGATAGAGAGAAGGAAAAGGTGCGCCGTCCGCTTTTGACGGATTTCCTCACAAAGGTACAACAGCGCATTACTGCTTTGAACGATGGTCTTTTGGCAAAGGTCGAGGAAATGGGTGTACAGCCGCAAGATATCACAGATGAAAATGGAATGATACTGGCAGAGCAATATCCCGAAATGAGAGCGCGGCAAGACGAGCTAATCAAATTGCAGAGTATTCCGCAGTCTGTTTACGAAAACTCGTATCGTTACGGGGACGCAGTTCCGGCACCGCTCGAATATACGATAAGCAAGGAAGAGTTGGTCGAGAAATACGGATACGATGAGGTTTGGACGACAGACCCAATAATTCTATCGCAAAAAGCCGAGATTTATTGCGGTGAGTACAAAGGCGAAGAGATATCCATGGAGTTCTACTATGAAAGGCTGAAAGCCGTGATGGTAGGAGAAACGGAGGACTGTTAGGAGGAATATGGAAATAATAACAATTACGCTAAGCATCTTGGCAAGTGTCGTCTCAGGGACGGCACTTTTCTTTTTGCAACGCTTTTTTAAGCGAAAGGATAAAAAGGACGAGAAGCGCGATGCAGTTAAAGCAAAAGAAAACGTCCTAATCATGAAGAGCATAGATGCTGTGGGTAAACTTACCGTAGCAAATAGCATCGCTCTTCGGGACGGCAAAACAAATGGCGAAATGCATGCCGCGCTCGACGCTTATTCGGAAGTATCGCAGGAAATGCTTGAATATCTGTTAGAGCGCAATGCAGAAAAATAGGAGGATAGAATATGGAATACTTACAAATAATCAGCGTACCGGTCATAGTGGCAATCGTGTACTGGGTGATAAACCTAATCAAATATGCAACGAAAGAAAATGAAACCTTTAAGCGTTTTATACCATTGGTTTCAGCGGGACTGGGTGCATTGTTCGGACTGATATGCTTTTATGCGCTCCCCGAAATAATCGCGGCACCTAATGTGTTGGTAGCTGTGTTATCAGGCGGGGCAAGCGGTCTGTCTGCAACTGGATGCAATCAGGTCATTAAGCAAATGACGAAAGAAGCGGAGGAAAAAAAGAATGACGAAAAATGATGAATGCGCCTTTGCGGACAGCCTTCTACACTACTTTTGGATAAAGGGTTGGCTCACCGACGAGGAATACGAGAGACTGGTTAAGAAAAACGCCATTTCTTTCTGTTCCTGAGCATTTTTCAATAGACTTAATAAAAGCTTTGCGGTATTGTTGTCCCCACCAAAACGGTGGGGATAATTTTATGCCCAAAAATGTTCCCACACACGGAGTGAAAACTTAAAAAAGGAGGTAGAGTATGGAGCAAAAATTAAGGGCGGCGGCGTACATAAGGGTATCAACGTCTTCTAGGTTCCAGTGTCACAGCTATGAGTTCCAAGTCGAAACCTTGCGGCGGGAACTACAGGAAAAGAACGAAGTGGAGCTAGTAGCGGTTTATGCTGATAAGGGCATAAGCGGCAAAGCAATGAGGAATAGGTCGGAGTTCAGACTGATGATGGAAGCGGCGCGCAATGGTGAAATTGACATCATATATTGCAAGTCGGTATCAAGGTTTGCAAGGAATACGACCGAATTGCTTTCCACAACACGCGAACTGCGTGAAATCGGTGTAGCCGTGTACTTTGAAACAGAGATGATTAACACGCTCGACACGTCGAGTGAGTTATATCTGATAATCGCGGCGGCGGTCGCAGAAAACGAATTGTCGGTATGCGGGGAAAGGAACGCATGGTCAACCCTCGATAACTTCAAGCAAGGGAAGATGTACTACGGAAACGGAGTATACGGTTATACGATAAACAAGGAAAGAAGAACGCTTGAGGTGGATCCGGCAACTGCTGGCACCGTGCGTTACATATTCAGCGAGTACATAAGAGGGCAAAGCGCAGACAAAATAGCAAAAGAATTGAATCAGGCGCACATTAGACCTCCACGCGTAGACAACTGGTCAAGTAGCGCGGTGCTTTCAATATTGCAAAATGAAAAGTACGTCGGCGACTGCATGTTGCAGAAAACGTACATGGAAAAGGGTGTAAAAAAGAAAAACAAAGGTGAACGTGATGCGTTCATCATCGAAGATAGTCATGCATCAATAGTGAGCCGCGAGGATTTCGAGCGCGCAAAAATGGTGCGAGAAAGCAAGCCAACGCATGTACTTTATGACCGCAAAGCAACAACATATCCGTTCACAGGGCTAATTGAATGTGGTTGTTGCGGAAAGCATTACACGCACAAGGTGAATAGGGCAGGTACCGCATATGCGTATGATATATGGGCGTGTGCAACAGCGACGAAAAAAGGTCGTGCTAATTGCGCGGACAGTACCTCAATAAAGGACGAGACACTTAGACGGCTGTTTGTCGAAGCATACAACGAATTCGTTAATTCGGATAGGGCGAAGGTCGTGAACACATCAATAACAGCCCGCAAGGAGCGGTTGCTGAAGGATGAGCGGGAGTTGCTTAGACTAAGGACTAAAGGGATAATGGAACAACATGAATATTCAATCGAGGTCGAAAAAATCAGAAGGGAATTAAGACAGATTGATGAACAGGCGGGAAAAATGAAGGCGCAGAATTTACGAGCGAATGAATGCCAGCCGATAACCGCCTTCGACGAACACAAACTAGAACGCTTCATAAGCAGAATCGTAATACGGAATTTTACGGTGACGTTCGTATTCGTCAATGGAATCAGCATAGAAAAGACCTATGAAAATGGGAAACACGGAGATATAAGGGACTGGATAAGGGTAAACGGACACCCGAGTACGCGAAAAAAGGAGGTACGGCTCAATGGAAGAAACAGTAAAGAATAGGGTTGTAAAAACCATTCCTGCTAAAAGTAGAGCACAAATACTCGGTAGAACAGATAGCAGGAAAATACGGACAGGGGCATACGCTAGAGTATCAACCGACCGTTCAGAACAAGAGGATAGTTACGAACGACAGGTCGACTATTTCACGCGATACATTAACGCAAACCCAGATTGGGAGTTCGCAGGTGTATTCGCAGACCCTGCAATAACAGGAACACGCGCAGATAAACGACCTGAATTTAATCGTATGCTTCAAGCGTGTAGAGCAAAGGAAATAGACCGGATAATCGTGAAAAGCATATCGCGATTTGCTAGAAACACTGTTGATGCGCTCACGTATATCCGAGAGCTGAAGGAACTCGGCGTGGCGATATACTTTGATAATGAAAAAATAGACACCATGACACCGGGCGGCGAAATCCTTATAACAATACTGGCAGGTATGGCAGAGCAGGAGAGTCGAAACATCGCAAAAAATGTAACGTGGGCATTCGAGAAGAAAATGCTACGCGGCGACATAATACTGAACACTACGCGCTTTCTCGGATATAAGAAAAACGAGGATGGAACACTGTCTATCGTGCCCGAGGAAGCGGAAATAGTATCGCGTATATATAGCGAATTTCTGCAAGGCTATTCGACATCGCAGATAGCGCACCACTTGATGGATGACGGAGTGCCCTCGCCGAGCGGGAATAAAGGTTTATGGTACCCGAGCACGATATTAAGTATGCTGAAAAATGAAAAGTATATGGGAACAGTCATACAAGGGAAGACGTTCAAACCTGACGTGCTATCGAAGAAGCGGCATAAAAATGTTGGGCAGAGGGAATTGCACACAATGGAAGACTGCATACCTGCAATAATATCAAAGAAGAAATTCGAACTAGTGCAGACGATGCTAGGAGCAAGGAATAATCTGCGGAGTGCAACGCAAACTGGAGAAGGAAAATTTTCGAGCAAATATGCGTTCAGCGGTATGCTGTACTGCGGAACTTGCGGTGGTAAACTTCGAAGACACGCTATCTATCGTCAAGGGACGGTTACGCGGACTTGGGCTTGCGCAACGCACGTCATTCACGGCGATGAGGAGTGCACGGCTCGGTGCGTAAAAGAGGACGATATCAAGGATGCCTTCGTCAGGGCACTACAAAAAATGATGGATGGCAAGTACGCGGCAATGCTAACGCGACTGAAACAGAATATTAAGGAAGAGGTGATAGCCGGAGACAGGGAGCAAATAGCACGGCTGACAGAGCAGATAGACGAACTACGCGAACAGATATTAACCAAAAACCGTTCTCAGCGAATGGGGGTGCTGAACGATGTGTCATATAGCCAAGAGGTCGCCGAACTTGAGATGCGTATCGATGCGATAGAGCACGAAAAGCAGAAGCTGATGGATAATGTGGGGTGCTTAGACACAGCGAAAAACAGGATAGAAAATATGTTCGCCGCGATAGAACGAATAAAGAATAACGCTGAGTTTGACGATGGGGTATTCAAGGAACTGGTGGAATCGGTTATAATAACCGAAGACCGCCAAGCTGAAATACACTTCAACTGTGGCATAACGGTAAAGGAACGACTGGAAATAAACCAATAAAACAGATGACCGCTCGCAGAAATGCGGGCGGTTTTTTTCGTTATAACGCAGAAAAGGTCGCAGGCGGTCGTGCGTTTGGTGTGTAAAAATATGGACAGGGGGTAGCCTTTTCGGGCATGGCTTGACACGCCGAGCGGGCACGGAGTATAATTATAAAACCGAGACATTTTGTTGTCTCGAAGTTGTCGAAACTTCAATATGTATTTTTCAAGCGAGACATATTGCCGTTTCAACACACGTTGAGACACTTGTATTGATGTCGCGCGCCGACAAATAAAGGTCAAAACC